CGATTGCCCGCAACGCCGGAACCCAGTTCGTGTAAACGCTGGTCGTGTTCGTTGGCGATCCCGATACAGCCCGACTCGCTGAAAGCCACCGCGAACCGCCGTTATCCCGGATGGTGTACGAGGAGTTCGCCGCCATCGAGCCTTGGCTGCGGTGATCCCAAAAGCCATTGCCGCCCGCAATGTCCACGACTTCGAGCTTGCGGGCCTTTAGGTATTGATTGGCCACTGCGCCCGCCGTGAAGTCCCCGTTCTCGGCAAAGACGGTCTGAAAAAAGTTCGTCGCGTCCCCGATATCCGCCGCACTCGGCGACGTGGTCAGGATGTGCGAGGTAACCGTTGCGGTAGAGCCGAACGTCACCGCGCCCGCCGCCCGGAACGTCCCGCCCACGTTGAACAGGAACGATGTATCGATTGCGCCCACGCCCACGACACCTTCACGCGGCTGTAGAAGCAACTGATTATTGACGCCCCCGTAGGCGTACGTCGTTGGGTCCGTCTGCCCGTCAAGCATCGTCTGCATGCCCATCTGGTTATCGGCAATTCGATACATCACGAGCCGATCAGCGCCGGAGACGCCGAAATACTTAAAGCCTTCGACTTCTTGGTTGGTCGTCGTTAGGACCGCGCCCACACCAGGGCAGGCCGCGAAAGACAACACTCCCGCCGTGGTGCCTGTAAGGCAGTGGCCGTTCGATGCGGGCGCGGCGGTGGGCAGGGTGAGGGTGTAGGAGGCGGTGGCGGTGTTCGGAGCCTTCAGCACCACTGCCTTCCCGTCCGCCCGCGTCGTGTCGAATTCGATCTGCCCGACAGCGGTTCCGTCCGTCGTCGGGATGATGCGGATCTGGCCGATTTTGAACTGAGCGAGCAACGAGAACGGCAGCAGCGCCGTGATGATAATTGTCCGCATTAATCCACTCCCACTGCAGGCGTCACGCACCGCAGAAAATCGCCGTTTCGCATAGTCATGAACTCGAAAATGTTGATCGCGTTGGCTTCGCCGTCAAGCGCAATCGCGCCAGTCCCGGCGAACTTCGTACCCCAGGCGACATTGCGGCCGGCTGTTCCGTCAGAAGTGAAAATCAGCATGAACCGCGTGCCAGGGGTCACGGCGTCGGAACCGAACACGACATCAGTAATCGTTGTCGTCGCCCGATTGAGTACGATTTCCTGGACAAGCCCATTAGCAAGGTCAAGCGTGATGCTGGCAGCACCAGCCACCAGATAGATGCCCACCGAAGTGCTCGACGGAGCCGCAGGCGTGAGCACGCCGCCAGAAACGGAACTGCTTGCCGCGCCGCCGCCGATCATGGCTTTCCAGTACTCCTGAATGCCAATGATGGATGTTCCACTGATAGCCCGCACGCGCGCCTTGAGATACTGGCCTGCAACGTCGGTTAGGTACACCTCGTTTACCAGATAGGTGTCCGAACTCACGCCGCGCGCGGTGTTGGCTACGGTCTGCAACTGCCCCGGCTTGACCGTCGCGCAAAGCGGTTCAACGATCTGGTCGGTCTCATACTCGACCTCGACAACCGGGTTCTTCCGCGCCGCGATCACGGCCTCAGCCGCTAAGAATGCTTGGACTTGCCCGATCTCCCGCTCTGTGTAACGCTCATAGCGTCCGCTGCCGCCGTCTTCCTGCGTGATCGTTGCCGCGATATCAGTGGCGTCCTCGGCAGTCACCACGTCCGCGCCGAGTTTCTGGTAGATCACTTGGAGCGTGTTGCCGCTGGCCAGCACTACGCCCGCCGCGTCTTGCCGGATCTTTGTCGATCCGAACTCCCAGTACCATTCGCGGTCCGTGTCGGCCAGGAATTGGCCGATTTCAGCTACCTGCCCATCCACGCTGATGCTGACGATCTGGGCGACTTGGTTGGTCAGTGTGAACGTCCGCGCAGATCCGTCGCCCGGGAACGATTCAGTCTCGCTGACGATCTGGTTCCAAGGCACCCGGGTCAGGATCGCGTTTACCTTGTCTTCGCGGGTACGCCGGATGCGGAGTGAGCGATAATTGGCGCTGCTGGTCGAGATACTGAACGGTGCCGCTGCAAACGTGCGCGGCTTGAAGTACAGTTCCAGCTCCTCGTCCATCCACACAGCGAAGCCGCATACTTGGGCGAGTTCGTTGATCGCTTCCATAACGCTGGTGTTGGCGTCGAACGTCACCACGTCGAGCACAGCGCCCGCGTCGACGTTCGTGGTGCCGATGCCCTCGTTCGATGCGTAGTTAGTCACTAGGTCCACCACGACATCGCCCGCGCGGGTGGTGAGCAGGACCTGGTCCAGCGTGCCGTCGTCCAGGATGTTTACCGCACTGCCGCCGCTCGTCAGGGATAGCTGGAGCGTGCTCCCGGATGCGCCGATGACAAAGTACTCGATGGTTGCATCGAGCCCGTCGCAAAGCGTTCCCTGCGCGTGCGCCTTTACACGTACCCGGTCCCCGTTGCTACGGCCGTGCGCGGATACCGTCGTCAGCGTGTCCGTTGCCGGATTGGCGGTGAAAAGAAACGTTCCGTTGTAGTGCGCCGGAACAGACGTGCTCGGGTTGTAGCAGCGCCGCCGATCCAAGCGCTGCTCCCAGGTGATGCCCCGGATATCATAAAACGCGCCTGCGGCTGCGCCCGCCTCAGTGATCGAAACCTCGGATACCTCATCGACCGAACCGGCCCATAGCTTCGTCCCTCCGTCCCAAAGCTCAATCTCTTGGCCTTGCTCAGGCCGATAGGAGCCGCTGGTCGAGATCACGCGGACATTAAAAGATCCACGCTGCCCAGCCGTCGCCGCGATGTTGAGCGAGTAGTGAGCGATTTCGCGGATGGCGCCGTCGATATAAACGTCTAGGCTCACTTCGGGATGACTCCGAGTTGCTTCAGTTCGCGCGTGATGGCTTCGAGCATCTGCCGCGGATCGCCGCCGTTGACGTTGATCGTCACGCTAGCCGCGCCGCCACCAGCAACGCTCATCTGACGCGTCTCCATGCGGATCAGCGAGTCCCAAATGTCCTTCAGCTTTGGCAGGTACTCGTTCTGTTTTTCGAGGATGTGAAGGAGATGGATCTGGGAATAGCGAACCTCCTTCTCGATCAGGTCCAGCGTCTTATTCATCCCGGCCATCTGGAAATTGCCGATGACTCCAGACACCAGCGATCCGATACTGGTGACCATGCCGAGGATGCCGCCTGAGGCCGCGGACACGGCAGATCCGATTCCGCCTTGAGAGCCGCCACCGCCCGACGTGCCACCGCCACCGGAGCCGCCGAGGATGCCGCCAATCTTCGCGCCCACGCCGCCAAGCTTCGTCAGTAGCTTGCCTAAAAGCTTGATGCCTTCGTTTACAGCGAACTCGATGCCGGTACGGAGTAGGCCATCGACGGCAGCGTTGCCAACCTTCCGCATCGCTTCACCGATACTCTCCGTCCCACGGATGATGTTGACCACGGCGCGGGAGAAGTCGGTCTGGATCGTGGAGACTTGGCGGGATACGCTGGTCCGGACGTTCTTCCAGGCATCGGACGCGCCCTTCGCCGTCTGCCGGATGATTTCAAGATTGCGTTGGGAGGAGCGGGCGGCGTCGGCAGAGTTGAGCGTAGCGCCCGCGCCTGTCGGGTCGCCGGTGACGATCATCTGACCCAGCGCCAAATTCCGCGCCGATTGCGCGGCGGTCTGGATGTCGCCAATCGCCATCATGGCCCGCTCAGCCGCAAAGTCGAACGAGTCAGCAACATCGACCATTGCAGGGCGGATGCCGCCTACGCCGTCGATGAACTTCAAGTACTCTTGTCCGAGTGATTCTGTAGCACGTTGCAGGTCGATCGTGCTAACCTTGCCTTCCTTGAAAGCTTGCTCGATGACACTGAGCGCCTGCAGTGCGCGCGCAAAGCCGCCGATGGCGTCGGAGGTATTCGAGACTCCGAGGCGCGTGAAGGCTTGCGCCAGTTGATCGACGGCTTCTTTGGCTGCAGTGATCGCGGGCTTCAGCTTGCCATTGGCCGCGCCGTTCTTATCCGTCGCCGCCGTCGCTTCGTCCAACTTGCCGCGAACGCGCCCGAGTTGGCTTTCCAGTTCGCCGCGCCGCAGAATGGCTTCGTTCTCGTTGACTGCAGCCTTGAGGCTGGTAGACAGGTTCGACCGAATCGCCTCATCCATCGCACGGGATTCGCCGTTCCACTTCCGCAGCGCGTCGGCTGCGGACTCGTAGACTTTGGCGAAAGCAAAGATCGGCGAGAGCATTCGGGCCAGCGTTTCGGCCTGTTTGGCAATGGTCTGCAGATATCCCTGGACCTTGCTGAACACTGGCAGGAGCGCGATGAATACGTCCCTGGACATAGCCCAAGCCGAGCGAAACTTATCGGTGATCCCGAAGGCATAGTCGGCCTCTCTCCAGAGGTCCATAACGGCCTTCGCCAAGCGCGTCACGTCCTCATAGGTCCGCATGGCGATAGCCAGGTAGCCCACCGCTGCCCCGAGAGCATTCGCCGCCGTCCCAGTAAGGCCAAACGATCCCTTGAGCCGGTTCATGGCCTGGATAATCGCCGCGCCTTTCTCGATGACAGTCCCGATACCGACAACAGCCAGAGGCAGAGCCGTTGCGAACGCAGTCACTCCGATGGCAGCGTTCTGCGTGGCCGGTTGCAACTGGCCAAATTCCTTTGCGAGTTCCTTAGCTTTTTCGATGGCGGGATTGATGAACTCGTTCAGTACCCGCTGGCCAATCGGCAGCAACGACTTCCCGAACTCCGCCGCCGTCTCAAACGCAGATTCCTTGAGGTTTTCGAGCGAGTTCGCAAACGTCGCCCCGGCGCGTTCGCCCTTGCCCAGTTCGGCCACAATGATGTCAATGAACTGCTTCGAGCTAATCCCCAGCCGCTCGAACGTCTTCGCGGGGTCGCCCAGCGATTCCGGCCCGAACTTCTCGCGCATGATCGCCGCGATCTGCGGGATACGCTCGATGATGGGGTCGAGGTTTTCCTTGGTGACCTTCCCAACGGCGGAAAGTTGGGACAGTTGCCGGATCACCTCCCTGAAGTCTTCCTTTCCGCCGCCAACCGTCGCCAGGGCGTTCCCGAGTTCCATCATGATCTTGCGGGACTCGTCGGCACTGCTGCCGAGTGTCTGGAGCCGGATCGAACCCTGTACAGCTTCCTGGAGGCCCAGGCCGGGGAGCTTCGAGACGACCTTAAGCCGCTCCAGTTCCTCCCCAGCCGCCGCCGAAGATTTCATCGTCGCGGTGAGGCCCTTTTCAAGCTTTTCCATGTCCGCAGCCGCTGCGAGAGCACCCGCGCCCGCCGCGATCAGCGGAGCACTGAAGCCGATAGACAGGGACTGTCCAGCCTGCGACATCGACGAGCCAAACCGCTGGATCTTGCCCAGGCTCGCGTTCAGCTTCTTGTCGAAGTCGTCGGTAGACGCTCCGATGCGAACGATGAGATTAGACAGTACACCCATTAGCGTTTAGCCTTTGCTTGCTGCATTGCCTTTTCTTGTTCGTCGGCCTTGATTTTCAAATATGCGGCCCATTCAGCGAACTCAGACGACGGCATTTCGTCGAGTAGCCGACATACGGGCATGTGGAGGATTTCGGCGAGCGCAAATGCGAATCGGCGCTCGCCCTCTAGTTTTTTTCGAGGTCCTTGGCGGTGTCTTCGGTCATGCCGGAGAGCCGCAGAATCTCCGTCACTACGCGGTCGAGAACCGCGCCCGACTTCTGTAACAGCGCGTCCTGGTGCGCGGGCTCGAACACCTTCGCGCCGTTCTCGTCGGTCAGCGTGGCGATAACCAGACGCACCACTGCCAACGCGGGCGTCTTCTTGGCGTCCTCGCCAAACTTCACCCGCTCGGCCGCCGTGATTTCACGGATGCCAACCGTAACGCCCCATTCGGGGACTTCCAACGTCGCCGTCTTCAGTGGCGTGGCGAGGATCTTATCTGCAATTCCCATGTGTTTCCTTTAGCTCGCTGCGTAGTCCACGACTCCATGCGCGGAGAACTGGACGTTCTGTTTCACGGTTTCGTTCACGCCGCTGGTCGTGCCTTGGCTCGACAGCATCGCGCCGAACACATAGCGATCAGCGCCGCTCACGTTGAGGTAGCAGGCAATGACGAAATAGCGCGTGCCGTTGGTGAAGAAATACTCGTCCTCGTAGAATCTTTGGAACGAACACGTCGCCTCGCGCATAACGCAAGTGCGCTCTTTCCACGCGTCCCCGAAGGTCTGCGTCTCTTCGAGCATCGGCTGAACATCCAGCGTCCACTCGAAGCCCTGAGCGGCCTGGGCCAGCGTCAGATACTCGCCGGTCACGGTGATGGTGCCCGCTGGCGTGTAGTCGCCGAAGTCAATCTTCCCCGTCCCAAAGGCCACCTGATACCGGCTGGCTGGCACCGTCGCGACACCGTCGAGGACGGTCAGCGTTGCGTTAGGATTGATCGCCCGCTTCGCGGCGTCGGTGATTTGATAGACACCAGATCCGAGCGAGGTGGTGGCCTCGCCCGTCATGCTGGTGCCGGAAACACTGGCGATGTAGATGTCGGCATTACGCCCTGCGAGAACAGCCATGGTGCCTCCTTAGGCGTAGGTCAACGCGCCGGAACCCGTGACGGTGTAGTTCACGGTCACGAGCCCGTTTTCAGCCGCCGCAATCGAAGCCTGAACGAATGCCGTACCGCTGTAGTAGTTCGTTCCGTCGATGTAAAACCGCGCCGCTACGGTCGTGCCGCCAAGGAAGGCGGTCTGCATGGCGACGTGCCCGTTGGTGTCCGTATCGTCAAAGCGACCGCTTGCCGAGCCGCTCCATTCGCGAATCGTTGCGGATCGCTCTTTCCAGACGTCGCCGAAAGCCTGCGTCTCTTCCAGTCCGGTCGAAACGTCCAGGGTCCAGTTGTCAATCTCTGCCACTACGTTCGTGCTAAGCCGGAAAGAACCGGCATTTCCTACCATGATTGCCATAAGGCCTCCTAGATGTCGTGGATAAAGTCGAACTCCAGCACGGTGGCGTAGAGCTTGGAATCGGTTTCGAGGGCGTCTTCGTACTCGTTGCGTCGCCCGTTCAGGTGGGTGCTTTTCACGCCGAGGCCGGAGGCGTCAGCGATGGCCTGCTCTTGGCCGATAATGGCCGTGTAGACGAGGTCCGCCAGGTCGTCGGATGCCTTCGGGTTGCCCTGCGCCATGCAGTAGAGCGACACCGGGCGGCGCGTTGCGGTCGGAATCTGCCGCCCGATGGAGTGGAACGGCTGGTCGTCCATCGTTTCGATGATAATGGCTGGGTACTTCGTCACTCGCCCCTGATCGGCGTGGGCATCGAAGACGCGATCGGCCACGACGGTCACCACGTCGGGCACGGTTTGCAGGTATCGGAATAGAGCCTGATAGATTCTCATGCGGCCCTTCCGATGGCATCAAACGCGGCTTTAACGCGCTGCTCCAATAACCGCTTGATCCGCAAGCGTTGGGACTTAATCGCGTTTTGAAAGAACGGATTCGCACGGCTACCGGGATGCTGGATCTTGGTCCGCACCTGATCGCCAACCCGCGCAAGCCACTGGAACGCCCGCGCCGCTATCCGCATTTTCTTTCCCGCGATCGTGTGGGGTTTCGTTCCGAACTCGACTAGATGCGCGTGGGGCGCGGCATCTTTGAGCGTGAAGGCGAAGGCCTGCAGGAAGTTCTTGTATTTGCGCCCAGAGGCGGCCCTGAGCGATTTCCGCAGGCCGCCCGGTTGATAGGTCTTCCCGCGCTGGCGCGTTGCGTAGGGCGCGATTGGTGCGCGGCGCGCGGCCTCGTCGCGGATCATCTGCGCGGATTCGAGAAGCGCCTGCCTGATGGGTTCGCCCGTCGCCGTCGCCTGCAGTCGCTTGATCTGCTGCGTCAGGTCTTCGATGCCCGAAACCGTGATCGCCCGGACTTGACGCGCCATTAGATCAGTACCTCAGTCGCCTGCATCGTGAGCATTTCGTCGCGTTCGTCAGGGTTCAGAATGCTCTTGATGTCGAAGTATCGGGTCCGGCCAGTCTTGAGGTCGTCGTAAGCGATACGCATATCCGGGGCGAGTCCAGGCAGGTAGCGTAGGCGTATCGTGTGGGTCAGGTCCGCGATGACTTGCCGCGCCGCAAAGAACTCGCGCCCGTTTCCAGTCTCGACGGAGGCCCATACCTCGGCTAACGTGCCCCAGGTCTCCGTCCGGTCCCCGTCGCCCGACACGTCGATGGTCTTCTGCTCGATGCGGATCTGATGCCGCATCGCTCCGGCCCTCACAGCCACACCCGCCACGGCGCAATGAGTGCGGAGACGGCGAAGGGCAGTTCGGCCTCATCGACTGCGGCCGTCGTGCCCACGATGACCGCTTCGCGGTTCTCGTAGAAGTGCGAGGCCAGCATTCGGATAGCTTGCTTCAGTGGCAGCGGGACAGATGCCGCGTTATTCCAGCCGCAAACGAACTGAACTTCGATGGGGTCGGTGGTTTCAAGCGTGTCCGTGGGCCAGGTCTTGTTGTATTTGAGCCGCAGAAGTCCAGGAGTGCGAAGCGACACGGCGTACTCGGTCGTCGGTAGCGTGGTCTGGGTTCCCGCCGTGTTGGTGTACTTGAGGTGATTGACCGAAACGAGCGGAGAGTAGGGGAGTGCGATCTCCCCAGAGGCCGGGAAGCCGTCCAAGAACAGCTTCCAGGTCTGCTGGAGAAATCGACGGTTACAGATCGTTTCCAAGTGTGACGCCGCCGCGTGGATGTATGGCTGTAGCTGGTCGAGAGGCTGGCCCTTAGCGCGTGCGTGCGCCTCGAACTCAGCTTCATACAGCGGCCATTCAGTTGGCGGCGTTACGAGTTGGAGGTTCATGGTTCAGGCGATTTCAGTTGCGGTCGTCGAGCCACCGAAGCGCGGGCCAGCCAGGGCGATAGCGATGCCGCCGAGAACCGGCGAGTCCACCACTTCCACGGCCTTGAGGCGCACGAACTGGTAACCAGTCGCCGCCAACTGTTCCGTCGCCACCTGGATCACGTAAATCTGACTCGAACCGGCCGTGGTCGCAAAACCAGCCGCCGCGCGGGCCGTCATCGCGCCCTGAATGTCGGTCGAAGTGATCGACTTCGAGAAGAACGGAACCGCCGTAGCGTTGGTGCCGCTAACGTCGTCGCAGGCCTCAACCGTGATCGTCGAGGTGCCGGTGGTACCGACACCCTTGTACACGATGAAGATGGCCGATTGGTGATTCGCCATGTCCACAATGTCCGAAGTGACCGTACCCGAAAAGGCATCGGCCACCGGGTCAAGGCCCTTGATGAAGTGCAGATTGTTCAGAAGTTCGTAGGGAATCATCTCGTGTCCTCCTTAGGCGCGAGCGTCAACCGTGACAAACGGCGACAGGGTGCTGGAGCCCTTGAAGGGCGTAATGGGTTGCTTGATGGCAGACTGCCCATTCACGTCGATGGACCACTTGAATGTCATTTCGTCGTAAATGAAACGGAAGTGCATAGACTGCGCCGCCCGCACGCCGCCCTTGGTGATGGTGACGTACTTGGACAGGTTCGCCAGAACCACGTCGCCCTTGTCGCCGAGGGTTTCGGCCTGCTCCACCGGGATCACCGGGAAGCCGAGGAACGTGCCGTACTGAATCGCACCGGCGACGCTG